AGCGCCTAGATAAGTATATGCTTCTAAGGTAGCGCAAGTCATTTTGACAGACTTAGTTCCAAAGAATTTTTGAGCAGTATCTAGAATAATTGTACCGCTATTAGCAACTCCCGATACTGGAGGTAAAGTTGCTTCTTCAAAAGTACAATATCTAGGATTACAGATATTTATACCATTACCACTTAACTGGTTCAAAGTAACGTCGGCATTGGGTGCAGGAATATTAGTTCCAGTGACATTATTCCAATTGAAACCTGTTCCTGTCTGAAATATAGCTGTACCATTGGCATTTCTGATGTCAATGCCATTCGCATAAAGAGTGCCTGTTTTATCAAGCCTCCAACCTGCATATGTACCAGTTGTAGAATAGTTACTAGATTGTAGAATATTATCAATCTGGGCCATTTCAGTAATTACTGCTGTACCTGTAACAAGTTGTCCAGCACCAACAGAACCTGCAATTAGCTGACTTCCGCTGAAAAATGCGGAACCATCACCACCTTTTAACCCTGTATAAGCAGCACCTCCAGAATAAGAAGCAAGTATCCACTTATTTGCACCTATAGCAGTTGAAAGTGTAGTTGTAGTCTGTAATGCAGTTGTACTAATAGTTGGATCAAAATACACATATATTTTTGCTGTGGTGTATGCCACACCTGCAGTATTTGCAGAAATTGTATAAGTAGTTGTACCATTTTTGATAATGGATCCACCTGTCCAATATACACTATTTGCAGTAGGTGTATTTGCCGTAAAAGAAATACCTGTCAAATTCCATTGATTGACTTCAGCTGTTGTTGAAGTTGCGGCCTGTCTAGGAGAACTTTCAATACCTGCACCATAATGATCATGCACAATTACAGTGTAATAATAAGTTGTTCCAGCAGTTGCTTCAAAGTCTACATAGTTATTTGTGGTAATTATTGAGGTGGGTGTACCACCTGTGGCAGCTGTATATTGATTAAATTGATATTTAACAATATCAGTGTCAGTCACAAAAGTAGCTTTTAGTGCCGTAACACCCATCAATCCACTTACTGTAAAGGTTGTGGCCACTGGAGCTGTATTTTCTATGGTTGCATTGGTGGATGTCAATGACAAATAACCTGCGGAATCCAACACAAATACCTTTACATCAAACTTTCTTGTAGCTGTTCCAAATATTGCAACATTCTCTTCATAGCTTAACTTAAACGTACCGCCCAAATCAAAATTTGGAGTTATATTGTAAGTCGCTTTTAAAGTTGTTGTTCCAAAATTAAATATCTGCAATACATATTTAGAGATACTTGCATTTTTAACACTATTAATCGCTGGATTTGCCCAAGTCAAGGTTACATCACGAGTATTGAAAAATGTATCTGTTTTTCCTTCTACTTTTAAATTTGTTGGAGGTTGTAAATCAGATACTTGTAAAGCAGCTGTTCCTGTTCCAGTATAAGCTGTTATCAATTTATTATTTTTGATATCATCAATATTTATACTGGTTTTGACTGTATGCAAAGTTGCATCAGTAGATTTTATGTCAAAATAAACATACAAAATACCTGTTGTCCAAGTTGCACTTGAAGCTGTTACTGTAGTCAACAACGTGTTATTTTTGTAAACACTGAAAGCATTCCAAGCAATCACCTTTGTTGTACCATTTGGGGTCAACACTAAATTTTCAAACTTATAAGTATTTGGATTGAAAAACTCAGCTTCAACTGTACTGGTGTATGTGAAATTTGAGGTTCTACCTGATCTTGAAAAAGCTTTTACACCGAAGAAAGCACTTGTCACATCCAACTTAGGAAGCACAAAAGTTGTGTCTGTGGCTCTGCCTATCTCATTGAATATTGGTAAACCATCAATGGTTTTGGGATCACCTGCAGCATGCATATATAGGATGTAACCGGCAAGTTCTGAAAAACTCACTGCAGTCCAATCCAATGTACCTGAAGTATCCGCCAAAGCATTTGACTCAGGAGTGAATACCAATTGAGATGGTGAAGGTATAGAAGTATTGTACAAATTATTCGGTTGTATGTACTGGTCTATCTTTTGCGCCCATGCCAATTGAGTGTAGTCGAATCTCTGAGCTACAACCTCACAAGTATTGTCTTCTCCAACTTTTACACTGTTTATTCTAAAGTAAGTGTTGGATATTGCCAATGTTGTACTGTTAACTATTACAAAGTCACCAGGCTCATAGTATTTTTCATTCAAAATGTATTTGAATTTCAAAGTATAGGCAGACCTACTTGTTCTTACCAATTCTTCAGCCTTTGCCAATGCATGATAATAATCACTTATGCCATCAGAAAACATTTCAGACTCTAACGGAATACTGGCATCTTCAAGCAACATTTTATTGTAAACTGTGGCATCTGTTGTGATTGTTGCAATCGAACTATAAGCAGTTTCTCTTGTTGACCAAATTATCTTTGTTCCAAACAACAGTCTAGCTCCAGCAGCTTTTTCCAAAGAAGTGTTAGTCGCAGTTATTACAATTTTGTAAACTGTATCTGCTAAAGCATTACCCAATGTTATTGTTGAGCTGCTCAATACTTGCCAGTTAGTATTTGTGTAAGTACCCAATACTGTAGCGCCACTATATAGTGTCAGTGTCATTGAGTTATCTGCACAATATTCCAAGGTCATTGCACCAACATCGGCTTTTCTCACAATAAAATTATAAGTTAAAGTTGTTGTGTTGGTTGTACCTGACCATACACCATAATTGTTTAGAAATCTACCGCCTGTGTAATTTTCATCATAACTGTAATCTGCCAATGGATACTTAATACCGCCCACACCTCTTAAGTATGTTGCTGATACTTTTGGTGGCCATGATACAGAATCTTCTTTGAAGTTTTCACATTCATTTTGAAAGCGTATTGTACAGTTATTTAGCCTTTCACTCGCGCTTGGCCAAGTTATTTCAAAGTCTTGATCCAATACTAAGTTATCATCTGTTATTGTACCTGCGGAAACAATTCCAGAGTTACCGACAATAGGTAAACCATTTGCATCAAAGCTAACAATTGGATACTGTAAACTTAGTTTATATTTACCACCGGACCAAATAAGTCTGGCATCAGCCATAGTTCCTAAAAGAGTTTCAATATTATCTCTGATTGTCTTTTTAGGATCTATGATTATATTACATTCATATAACGGTAAGTCTCTTACAACATTACCATTTAAAGTTGTTGCTGGTGCGTTTATTGAACCATCTGTAGGTTTCCAAATCTTACCACCTACCACAACATTCTTTTGAACCACTCTATTGCAAACAACTGCTGCAGCTTCAAAAGAAGAAAAATCAATTTCGGACGTATCTACTCCTGCACCGGCCACAGAATCTAATAAGTAATCCAATAAACACCATGAAGGATTATTACTATATTCCCATGTTGTGTTTAAAATACCACTTACAACCTTTCTGATTAATTTACCTTCTATTAAGAATTGTAAAGTAGGTACCGAAGTGAATTGTGGATCGTCTCTATCTATTCTAAATACAGCTGATGCATAAGCCATGCCATCGAATGTTGCTGTACTTCTATCTGGAAAATTGGCCGAAATTAAAGAATCGGCTTTACCAATACCTGTAGCATTAAAATGAGTATCAATTCTCAGAGCTGACCTAGGCTTGTTAGGATCATCCCATTTGGTTTTTTCTGGAGAATTTTCTTCAGTGAAATAGTTCGAGGATGGTACACTACCGTAAGTACCTAAAGCAGGGTCGTCTAAGTATCTTGACTCATCTATGATAACGTCCAAAATATCATTGATTGGACCTCTACAGATAGCTTGTTGAAAATATAAAAACTCATTTCTAGAACCATCTGTGAAAGAATGATCCAATAGTGTCGATTGCGTATAAGCATAGTTTGTCTTTACAAGACTTGCTACACCAGTAACATCATTGACAAGCATTGAGTAAAAACCTGATCTTGTTTGAGACAATCCTGTATAAAAAGCCTTATCAGCGTTTGTTGCTACGTAGTTAAAATCGCTGGAGGTATTGTGATATACCCTTACACCGCCTATTTTAACGCGTCCATAAGCCAACGAAATATTGTCAGGATTTCCTTCCGTTACCAGTTCATAACCTTTTCTGGCATCTGCAGCGTCATTATTTTGTTGTGGCGTTTTCTTTTTTGATTGAGTCAGTTGATATATTGTTGATGCAATTGTCATTGCCAAAGATATCAACATGAATACCGTAGACCATGCCATTATACTTTACCCCATTTGAGTGTTATTGCGCCTGAGCCTTCATATATTTGATCGCAGCTCGAATCATTCGCATTTACTTGTCTAATATAATCCCTACTAAGGAATATAGATTTTTTTCTATCCAAATTCCTCATAGGACTTGAACCTGTTAGTTGTAATAATGCTTCACCAATCTCGTTAGTCTTGATGGAATAATTTACACCATCTATTCTACCTTTATAAACAAGAATAGTATCTACGAGTTCTAAGTAAGGAGCATAAGTATCAACATTCACAAAGCCTAAACGACCTTCTATGGTGAGGCCGACTAAATTAGCATTTGTATTTGCCAATTGTGTAAAACTATTATTTGTTAAAGTGATCTTACCTGTATTGGCATCAACTTGTGGTGCTGTCGAATACAAATCACTACATGCTATAACGGCTCTATATTGTTCTCTATCAACGTTTGTGTTCAGTTGAGGAGGATCTACTGACATAATAGAACCATCAGAATAATAAAAATGTGTTGCTACAGCTACGCCTGAACTTAATAATTGCACGTCAGTTGCGTAGGTTGTACTTGCATACATCACTGTGTTATCATAATTTAAGATACGAAGCATATAAAATGCCTCGATAGTATCTCTTGCCAAAGCTGTTTGAATATTAGAACTGAATGTTAACATTAAACTGCCTCTATTAACTTTATTGTACCATTATCCATCAGTATACCATCTTCGAATACCATACCCTTGACAGAGTCTGTGTCATATTTGACGAGCATCTGAACATCTTCTTGATAGGTTACAGTATTACCGGCAGCTAAAGCTGTTCTCAATGCTGGATAAATATTCAATGTAACTGTGTTCAAAGTGCCTGACAATGTAGCATCACTTGTTGTCATATAAACTTTAGAGTGATTACTGAATTTGATGAATGTACCTTTTGGAATTACTTTAGCGTTATTTACAGCGTTTGCTGAAATAGTCACTGATGTTAAATTTGCAGCTGTTGCCGCGAATACTGTTACTGTACCTGTTGCCGTTTTAGCCATGACAGATCCAACATTTTGTGGAGTCAATATCGTTAATGTGCTAGAGCTACCCTTAGTTATAAAATCTACCATTAGATCTTGAGCAGAAGCGGTAAGGGGAAATAGACGAGTCTCTATTTCCCACCGTTGTGCAGCTCTTCTATAAGTATTTCTTTTTAAAGAAAGGGTATCTGATACAAAAATAGGCTGATTACTTCTAAGTGTTAACGGGCTAACAAATTGAGCAATTACAGTACTTGTTGATGTATTGTAGATACCATACATAATTAACCTCTATATCCTCTTTCTTTGTTATGGGAATTTACTCCATCAGTAATACTTGGGAGCATTTTATAAATTTCGGCTCTTGTTTGTCTTGAGATATCTCCTGTTACATTTAAGTTAACAACAGTTTGACCATTAGAGCTTTTTGCATTATTTGTTTTTACATCTTTGTATGAAACTTTTTCTATTGGAGGTATCATAGCGCCTGAACCGACAATGCCACCATCTGCAAATTTCATCATGTTTCCTGAATTGATTGCAGTTAACAAACCTAGATTTGCTTTGGCAGCTTTGGCATTTACGATAAATTCACCATTGGATACAGCCGCCATGATAGAATCTGATGTACCTGTGCCTGGACCAACTATTCTTCCGCCATTCGCAAAGCCTAAGAAACCAGCACCTTTGGTAAATATACTCACTACACTTGATAATCCTTCTGAAAGAAATGAACCAACTTTATCCATCATTCCACCTTGTTTAAATAAACCAGTGAAAGAATCTGAGAAAGTTGAAAATATACCTGATTCAGGAGAAACAACTTTAGTGGCAGATTTATCTAAGTCACTTGCAAACTTATCTGTAGCACCTTTAAAGGACATTCCTTCAAACATTTTGGCGGAAGCACTCATACCAGCGCCACCAATAAGCGGGCTTGAACTTTCTGCAATTTTACTCGCACTCGTTCCCGCACCGGCTAAAGTACCGGCAAAACCACTCGAAAAACCGCCCAAACCTGCCACACTCGCGCCGCCTGACAGCGCAGTTGCTGCTGCCATGAGTTGGGTAGCGGCCAGCTGAAGCGATGTGCCTGCTGTCGTGAGAGTTACCTCTTGTGATGCTGTATTTGCTATATCACTGGCAGACTTATCTCCAAAGATGGAAGCACCAATAGAATAAATGTCTGTTCCAATAGTCTCCATATATTTCTTGGAGCTATCTTCAAATGGTTGCATAATACCTGCAGCAAAGTTATCAACAATTGTTGCTGTAACATTGTCTAATGTATTCATTGCAAATTCTTTTAGACTGACATCACCTTTCATTAAATCTCGGAAATTATTTGTTATTTCCGAAGATACATTTTCTGCAAAAGTTTTTCCAGCTTCTTTAGCCAACTTATGAACATCGTTTGTAACTTTGTCAAACATTGTTGTGATAGAGTCTTTTAATTGATCCCTTGCATTTAATGCAAGAGCTCTCATTGTTTCATCTTCACTATCTATTTGCAAATCTAAATCTCTAAGACGTTTTAGAGCAAGCTCCAAATCATCCCGCATTTTATTTGAAAGTTGTTCATAAATTTCTTTATCTAGGTTAACACCAAATTTGGAAAGGTCTTCACTCAATCTTACAAAACGTTTAGAAGTACGTCTAATGGCTTCTTCAGTTGCCTTATTTATATCTTCTATATTTTTCTTAATAATTGCTTGAGCAGAATTTCTGGCTTCCTGAGTAACACCCTTGCCAGCAGCGGCTTGAGTTGTTTTAGCAGCTTCTTTTATTCCTAAAATTAATTTAGAAACATTCAGTAGCTCTGATTCACTGAGTAAGTTATAGGCTTCTTCACTTAAAGATATATTCAGCTTATCCAATTGCGGTTTCAGCATAGTATACGAAGAACGGAATTCACCAAGAGACGAAAAGGCTTTTTCCTGTTCAGCCTTACGTTTCATTTCCAATGGTTTTCTCTTTTCTTCTATATTTTTCTTAGCTTCTGAGCCGAGTTTGCCAATTTCAATTTCATCAAGAGCTCTTGTGCCTTTTACAATTTCACTGGCAGATTCATATAAAGTATTTCTTAAACTATCTGTAGAATTATAGAACTCTTCTAAGGTATAATTTATTTCAGGAAAAGCTTCATTTATAAGTTGCAATTGATCTTTTAATTGCAAGACATCTTTCTTTGAAGTTTTGTCTGAGTCTGCTGCGCTGACTTTCCCAAGTTTACCGCCTTTGTCGCTTATTTGAGCCTTTTTCACCAGAGTAGCCAATTGCTTTTTCCAATCTTCTACACTTGATTTTGCAGCTCCAAATTCAACAGAGCCTACTTGAGCCTTGTCCATGCGCTTTTGTTGTTCATCAATGTATCTCATTGCATTTTCAATGTGCATTGAAATTTCTTGATCAAATTTAGATACATCAATTGGTTTTATATTGTAACCGTATTTTGCCAAATCAGCAGATATTTTATTAGCACCTGTCAAATCACCTTGACCGCCCATAAGCGCCTTGGCAATGTCTTCTCCTGCAGTTGGAAAGCTTTTGGAAACACCTTTAAAGAGTTTAGTGGCTTCATCCAATATGCTCTTTTCAGGAGTTATAGGAGTTTTAACCAAACCTCCTGTTTCTTTGAGGTCACGTATGGCTACCGAGATTGCATCCGTAGAATTTTTATTTTCCAACAGTAATGTAGGTATTCTTGTAAACTCATTATTTAGCTTTATATCTACTGGATTTTTGATATCTAATATTTCTAAAGCCTTTCCAGAAGTTTTTCCAACTCTGGCCATGAATTCTTCCGCAGATAATTGTCTACTTTCTGAGGAACCAGTCACTAAACCACCTGCAGAAAAAGTACCTATAGAACCACTATTTATCTTTTCTAAAAGAGGTAAAAATTTACTGGTTGACTTAGCATTGACAACAAATTCACCATTGGATAACATTGCTGGTATTGAATCTGAAGTGCCGCTTCCAGGACCACTTATAAAGCCGCCATTTGCTTTATTTAGACCAAAGAAATTTCCACGGTCACGCGTTCCAGTTGAATTACTATTAGCCCAACTTCCATAGCCGGTGTCAGGCTTTAATTCCATAGACCTAGCGGTTGTTTTTCCAATTGTTTCGCTAAGAGATGATATAGCTTTTGCTAATTCTTCAAATTCCTTAACAGTAGGTATTATTATTTCATAAAGATCTTTTAAGATTCTTGGTATTTTGTCTACAAATACATCATACCACATTTTAAGACCTGAAGTAGTTTCATCAATAAACCATGAAATAAATCCTACAACTTTCTGTGTAATATCATAAGTTGTTGGCATTTCTCTTTGGAATGTAGCACCAGCCTGTGCTTTCCAAGCTTCAGGTAATCTTTTGAATAAATTATAAGCTCCAACAAATGCAGTGACCAGAACAGTAGCACCCAATACCCACCAATTTGCTCTGAACACTGTGGCAAATATCAGTCCAGCAATACCGCTTATTGATCTAATTAAAACTTCAGCTGCGGCAACACCAATTCCAGCTCCAATAGCTTGTGTAACAGAAGCTGTGAACATTATTAAGCCCACTTTAGCCCAACCTGAGAAGCCTGTCAAACCTCTGGCCATGTCAATTCCAAGCTGAATACCTGCAACACCACCTATTGTACCACCTGCAGTGGCTCCAATATTCACCATACCTTGCCTAAATTCTGCAGCTCTGGTTTGTAAATGTGTAGTGATTGCACCAATTCGTTCATCTAATCTTGCAAGATTATTTCCAAACGTTTGTAATCTTTCGGGTAAATCTCTAACAGCAGCAGATGTTCTATCAAAGTCTCTTCGTGCGGCAATGGCTGTTCTAAGAACATCCGCATTAAAGCCGCCTCCAAATCGTGTCACATCACCTGCTCTGGCTGCATCTATGGCAGCTCTGCGACCTATTGCTGCACCTGAAGCGTCTTGTATTGCAGAAGCATTTCTGATTGCATCCCTATAAGCTGCAGCGGCTCTTGTATTTGCTGTACGAGTTTGTGGTTCATAAGACTCTGACATTGCAGCCGCCATGCGTCTTTCGCGTCTTAACATTATTCTGTCAAATGCTCTACCTGCATCCAACATTGCAGTTGTGGGCGCTCTTGCAACAGTCAAGAAAGCGTTTAATAAACCTTCTCTGGCACTTTCAAAGACAACTGAGGTCTTTAACACTAAAGATAATAAACCCAAAGGTTCAAATATTACACTCTTCTTCCAAAACATTTTAATGAAAGAATCTACAGTATCTACAAGAGTTTCTGCAATACCTTTATAAAAATCATTTAAAGTTTTCTTTTCAACGATTTTCTTTGTAAACAAAGCCCAAGCTGTTGTCAAGGCACTTAGTAATATTGTTCTTATCCAACCTGGATCAAATATTTTATTTATTGCCATACCCAATGAAGAGGCTATCGCAATCGTAATAGGAACTTGCCAATTTGTTGGAAATGCATTGATAAAATCATGCATAGGTAATCTTTTCTCTTGAGTTCTTTGTTTACCAGAACCTACGAAAGCTGATGTATCGACATTTCTTCCAAATAACTGGCCAGGAATCATATCCTTCATACCTGCCATTTGTTTGAACATACGCACGATTGTAGTATCTTGTATCTTAAAAGACAATACATTACGTATTTCTTTTGCTGTGGCAAGCACACGATCCCATATACTTAAGTCTTCATTTGTAAAAACATTTGCAATTGATAGATAAGCCGTTTTATCTGTAGCTATTGCTATTGTTGCAAGTACCGCAGCAATTGCAGTCAGATAACCAAGAATTGGCAATAATTGTGCGCCTATTAACATTAGGTCTGTTCTAAATCTGTAGAGTAATGTTAAACTTAATGCCAAAGAAGCTGTAAATACTTTACTGTTGAATGCTGAAAATATGCTTTCAAACTTTTGATTTACTTTCTTAGAAAATTCATTAATATAGTCTAAAGGTGTTCCTAGTAATTTTCCGAACCATTTGATAACTCCGTCCACAAGATCTGGAACCCACGAATGTCCAATTACTCTATCATAAATCCAGAAAAACCAACCCTCTACTTTCTTAGCCCATTTTTCAACAAAACTAAGTACTGGTTTTAAATTTGGAAATATCTTTTCTACATCAATTGAAGTGACTTTAATTTTTATACTTTGAAAAAAGTCTTGTACAAATACTTTTAATTTAGAAAAACCACTTTTTAAATTATCTATGAATGCTACATTAGACAGTCTTTCTGACATTTTCTCATAAAATGCCTTAAACTCTGATAAAGCGCCTTTTGCGCCCATAGACACAATGTCTAATATATTTTTTAAAATATCACCAAGTGACAGCGAAGCCAGAAAGGTCAGCTCTTCAACCAAGCCTAGTGCTTCTGCAGCATATTTTACAAAAGCTTTGATTGAAGTAATGCTATCCATCATTGCATTTAAAACACTGGTTTTTATGGCTAGCATATTGTAGTCAAAATACTCTGCAAAATTTGCAATATATTTTGCTAAATTGTTTATAGCATCTGCAATATCACCCGTAGATGATAAAAAGTAATTTATTGTGGAATTTAATAGCATTTTGAGAGATAGCCATAAATTATCAAAGGCTCCTTCAAAAGTGACTTTCATTTGAGAAAACATGCGATCAATTTCCATTCCACTTTCTATGATCGCTTTCATGACTTGATTAGGTATCAATAAACCCTCTTTAGCCATTTCTCTCAAGTTTTCTATACTACCCTTAGCAAACTTATTTGCCAATACTTTAGCCAATACAGTCGCATTTTCTGTGATGGATTTAAACTCATCACCTGCTAATGTGCCTGAGCCCATAGCTTGTCCAAATTGCTGTAAGGTACTTGCTGTCTCTTGGGCAGTAGCTCCTGTTATTTTTAAAGACTTAGAAACAAGTTCTGTTGTTCTTAATATTTCGGATTGAGAAGCCCCTATTTGATCAGCTGATATGCTTAATCTAGAATACAATGAAGCTACTGAGCCTAAATCGGCTCTTGTAGATATTGCAATAGCTTTAACTCTTGAAAGAGAACTTGTAAATTCATCTTGTGATTTTGTGGCTACTTTAATTCTATTTTCTAAATTGGTAAATTCATCTATTTGTTTTGTTAAGAATTTTGTAACTGCCACTGTTCCAAAAGCTATTGCTATGGCCTTAGAAGTGTCTATAAAGGAGTTTTTTACAGATTGTACTGAATTATTTATATCATTTACAGAGGCTTCTAACTTTGCTAAGTCGGCTCTAGCAGCTTTTGAATCTGAAACTGTACGTAATACAATCGCCATATTCACACCTTGAAAAAAAGCCTAAAGCAAAAAGCTTCAGGCATCATTGATTATTTGAACTTCAACTATAGTTCCAATAGGGCTTCCATATTTCAATGCAGTCCTCTCCACAAAGTAACGTGGAGCCTGTTTAGATGAGCCTTGATTTAAATATTGTATATAATCTGTAGTATTTCTTATTTCTGTTACGCTATTGATTTTACGTATTTCCCACGAATCTCTAGCGTTACCTGTATCAACAGGTGTTTCTTCTTTTAATTCTGCAAGTAATTTTTTGTTTATTACAGAACTTTGTTTTTCAACTTCAGAGTCAACTTGAAGTTTTAAATCTTGAAATGCTTTCTTTACATCGACAAGTTTGATCTTGATCATAGGTTTAACTTATCGCCTCCTACCGCTGTCATCATCTTGCTAAATATTCCTGAACTTTTTAGATTTTGCAATGAGATTTTACCGTCTTCATTTTGAACAGTTTTCTTATTATTGTATATGGCATCTAATGATCCAAATATAGTCCAAGGTTTTTCTTTTACACCTTGAGTTTGTAATACTTTAAATGTACGATCATCACTACGCCAGTCTACAGGTCTTCTTTCAAAGTAATGGAACCAACCCAACAGCTCATCGTAAGGCATTTCTTTCAATAATTTATAAATTGGAATTTTAAGATGAAATGCTATTTCATAAATAGATAACATTTCATCATCCAATTCTACTTTCCCGCCTCTTGGCCTATGCCGGAAAATTTCATAATTTCATTGGAAAGTTTTGTCAACTCGTCCATAGGAAATGTATCAAAATCTTGATCAGAAAGATCTTCTCCACCATCTACGGCAGAACGAATTACTGTGCGTAAAACATCAAAACTGGCTTCTTCATTACCTTCAATGCCTTTAGCTTTCTCTTGGATTTCCAAAACTTCTGAAACACTAAGTTTAGAAATCTTAATATCTTCACCCATGAATTTAACCGATTTGGTCATTTTACGACCAACTAAGCTTTTGATACCTTCTGCCATTTTATTGTCCTTTGAAATCTTCGGAATGTTGAGCTTGGAAGTCATCCAACTGTTTCCTCATTGTATGTAAAACTGAAAGTGTTTTGAACACTTCCTCTGATTTTTCTCTATTGCCATCAAACTCAGCAACTCTTGCAAATGTTTTGCGGATACTGATGTCGATTGACTTTCTCATATGCTTAGCCGTTACGCGTAACACATAACTGGCACTAAACGGTTTTTGATTGATATCTTCCATATAATACCTAAATATTATGAAAGCTTATGTAATGTACCGCAGACTGTGCATTTAGCGTGTTTCTTTTGGTTATGGTTACATACTCTCATATTTTTGCCATATTTTTTATCTTGATAATTGGCACTTGGTGTATCTGTGCAATTACATTTTATGATTGATAAAGACATAATAAGCCTCATTGTAAAAGTTGGGTGGCTGTTACACCACCCGTTATTAATTATACAGTATAAGCACCGTAGAAATCAGATTGAACTGAAATTGTCAAGGTGGCAGTGTTTGCATCTGTCAATTGAGGATTGATCAATAAAGATTCAACTTTACCGTACCAATACCATAAACTGTTGGATACTTCGCCAATACCTACAGAAGTAATTACACCAGCACCTGTTGCAGGAGGAGTACCACCTGTAAAGCCAGTTGCATCAAAAGTAATTACACCAGTACCTGTGTTGATTGTAGTTACTCTACCATATTTAGTGGTAGGAGTTGCAGTATTGACTAAAACTTGGCCTACTTCAACAGAAGCTGCTTGCGCAACAGAAGTTACACTTGTAGCTGTAGAAGCTGTAGGAGTAATAGCAATACCTGAACTATAATTTACAGGTTGAGAATTTAACAATGCAAATCTAAAACCATATTGAACACCATTACCGACAGAAGCACCTAACAATGTACCAGAAGCCCAATCGCTAGGTACATAGTTGAGTGTCAATTCGATTGTAGGCGCATCAGCTTGGCCTTGAACTTGACGAGAAGTTTTAGAGCCATACTGGGCTACTTGTACGATATTTGCAGGAGTGCCGATTGAAGGAAACTCTCTAACATTTTGTACACGTACATAAGTATTTGCAGCCTTGGTGCCACTTGTTGTGATTTCATCTAAGAACAATGCTTGCCATTCAGCTGCGGTATCAATACCTGCACTTGAAAAAGTATAGTCTGTCAACGGAAATGCAACAGCCAAATCAGTAAACAGTCCAGCACCAATTGAAGAGATATGAGCCATAAATTACCCCTTAAATTGTGTAAGAACCATAAAAGTCTGATTGTACAGAAATGGTTAAAGTGGCTGTGTTGGCATCAGTCAATTGTGGATTGATCAATAAAGATTCCAATTTACCTACCCAGAACCATTGGCTATTTTCTTTTGTGCCTAAGCCTGCAACCAATGAGCCGTAAGCTGTAGGTTGTGCATTTAAAAGCGCAAAACGAATCGGGTATTGATTGCCATCGGCAACTTTCTTACCCAATACACTTGTAGATGACCAGTCATTTGGTACATAGTTCAATGTAATTTCGATTGTAGGCGCATCAGCTTGGCCTTGAACTTGACGAGAAGTTTTAGAACCATATTGAGCAACTTGAACAATATTGGCTGGAGTACCAATTGAAGGAAATTCACGAACGTTTTGAATACGTACGAATTGACCAACTGCTGCGGCTACAGTGCCATTTGCGGCTACTTCAG